CGCGGAGTAATCCGCGCCGATGCGAAGAGCAGGAATCATGTCCTTTTCATGCATCTATGTAACTTAAGTGTTATTTAGTGCGTTTGGTGTTACTAAGCGCGGCTTGAGATAGGAGATGGTTCTCCCATGGTGAGCCTGTGGAACTGGCTAGGAGTCGGACTTAGCATGGATATCTACTCCGTAAGGAGTAGAATAAAGCTAACTTAGGTTAGGCCGTAGCCTAAGGAGTCGGACGCGAAGACCACTAGCAATAGTGGTTGGAGCCATTGGAGACTCGATGAAAATCGATAACCTTTCCTCGAAGCTAAGCCATACTGCGGTTTAATCGTGGTATGGAGGCGTGTAAAGGGAGCTACTTATGGTAGTTCTGAGGCAAATAATGAACCTCAGAGGGCAACCCCATGACTGGAAGTCAAGGAGTCTCCTCGTAGTGATACGAACCCTAGATCCAATGGATCTTCCACAGTGTCTCTTGGTCCCTTACGGAGCGATAGAGCTACGAGAGTTTCTCTTCGAAAGAAGAGTGGAACCGAATTGTTTATTGTCTAAAGGGGTTTAATCCTAATAGATGATGAGCGAGGCGGGAAAACCTTTGAGTAATCAAAGGGGGTCTTTCCGATGCTTGACGTTGCCGTTTGGCAACCAAAAATACCCTTTCCGGGTAGAGCATACCAATGCGACCTGCAGCCACTTGCTCCTTGGAGCAAAATGGGAACTGAAGGGTTAACGGGAATAACTTCCAGAAATAGAAATATTTCTTATGCGTAATATTAGGTCTCTTTATAGAGCACTAGTACCGCGTACATTAACTTGGTCCTTCTGTGTAAAAGCAGAAGCAAAACTAGCGGGACTCCTCTTGAGGATACTCCCGTTAGTCTTTGGGCATCTAACTCTCTCCCATGTGAAGGTTGTTTGGGGTTACGCCAAAGAAGTCGCAAAAATGTACCGAGCGACAGGGTCTCGGGGTACAGCGATTTATCTGAAAGCTTGTTATATTGTTACTCAACATATAGCAGGTGGGATGAAAGATCAAAGTCCTTGGGCTCTGGGCGCAAATATTGCGAGAACTCGCTTTGGGATACCTAGGATTATCAATCGGCGACATCGTCAGTCTCTTCGGAGAGGCGATGTTGGTACGATCCGGCTTTGGCTTTCCCTCTTCTCTTTATATAGAGTATTAGAGTTTAAAGGATCGCTGAAGCTGAGGACTATTACTGAACCTGGGAAGAATATTTCCATGTTCATGCCGAGGTGGGAATTCTGGGTCCCTGTCTTTTACGAGAAGATCCGGTTGATTACCGGTGATCCGTTTAAGATGGATCTTCAGAAAGATCTGTGGCCGGGTTTCATTCCATTTATACGGAAGGCCTCACCGAATTCGGGAGGTTTCTCGGCAGTAATGTCGATTCCGTGGGACGTGGCCCTATTCGGGTCACATCTTGGTATGCAACGAATCCTGCTGGATTGGTTAAAGACCGTAGATGGGTTGGAATTGATCTGGGGTATAAAGGCTTTGTGGAAGCTAATCGGGTTAAAGGCGGAATTCGCTTTAAACGAGTTCACTGAACATGAATTCGGATCTGATGAGTGGAATGCAAAGTGGAGATCAGCTCGCTATCGGGACCGTAGTCCTGAAGCAGGTCCTTTACTCCCCGGGGAGGAACCAGATGTTTCGCCTCTGTATTACTCTATGAAACAGGATCTACCGTCGGTAGATATGAGTCCTGAGACCCGGAAAGCATGCTTGCTTTCTTGGTATATAAAGTATTACTGGGGGAAACCGCTGTGGTTCGGCCGGTTAGGGTTCAAAGAAGAACCAGGTAAAATACGCGTATTTGCTATGGTGAATATTCTCACTCAGACACTTATGGCACCGTTGCATAAGTGGATATTTCTGAGGTTACGTAAGATTCCTACGGATGGGACCTTCAATCAGATCGCTCCGGTGGATCGACTGATAAAGAGGTTTCGGAAGGAGGGCTCTTGGGTAGCCTCTTATGATTTGTCGGCTGCAACTGACCGTCTGCCACTTGCGTTGCAAGTGAGACTGTTGGTGCCGATATTGGGTGAGAAAATGGCAGCGAATTGGGCGAACCTCTTGGTTTCTCAACCATATGGTTTACCTAGGGTAGCTAAAAGTTACAACCTAGGGTTCAGCAGCGTAGTTTACGCTGTTGGACAACCAATGGGAGCGTTATCGAGTTGGGCGTTACTAGCGCTGACCCATCATGCCTTGGTGCAGATGGCGGCTTACGAGGTACACAAACATTCAGGATGGTTCCTGGATTACGGGATACTCGGTGACGATGTGGTCATTGCTGACCGCGCCGTTGCACGGAAATATCTTTCGATAATGAGGGAGATAGGCGTAGATATAAGCTTAGCAAAAAGCTTAGTCTCGGTTACTTCTTCTTTAGAGTTTGCGAAGCGAACTTGGGTCGGAGGACGGGATGTGACGCCAGTATCACTAGCAGAGATGCTAGTGGCCTTACGCTCCTTAGGAGCGCTGGGCGAACTGGTCAACAAGAATATGAAGTTTGGAGTGATCCAGATTTCTTCCGTAGCACGTTTCTGTGGTTTCGGCTTCCGAAACTTGGCGCGATTGCCAATCGTGTTAGGTCTAGGGAATCGTCTATCAGGTCTCATCGCATATCTTTGCCGCCCGGGCGGAGTATGGCCAATGCCTCTTGAGGCATGGCTGTTATCTGTTGCACCGAGTGCGCAAGAGGGT